AACTTTTTTTATCTTGCCAATTTTTCTTTTCATTATTTTTTCTTGAACATCTTTGCAGCTTGTCCAACTCCCTTGATTCCAAAACTTGCACTAATCGCAATATATAAAAGATATTGATACCATTCTGGTAAACTAGCTAATATCTCAAACCCATCCTTAACATAATCTTTCATGCCGGGCAAAAATACTAAAATTGCGGGCAAAAGTAGTACAACTAAGGCAAACTCGTCTTTCCAAGAATCCACTGTAGCATCAGCCATCTTGCCTTCCCATGCAACTTCACCTGCTGCAACCTTCTCTGCAACAGTAGCACGAGCTCTTGCCTCTGCGACTTTAGCCTGTCCTTCAGCCTTAGTTTTTTCAACTTTGTTTTCAAACCAAGTTCCAGCTAAAGTAGCTATAGGTCCTATTAACGCTGTGAGCATTTGCATTCCTTCTTAGAAAACCTGCTGTCTATCCAAACCTTACCATAGTATAAAATAAACAGCCAAAATGTAAATAGTACCCCTTCAATATAAGATAAATCATTCCATGCATCTAAAACCATGTTTTCCATTTTGTCACTCCGCTATTTGTACTGGTTCACTTGATTCGACTTTCTTATAACTACCCTCAACAACCGCATGAGGATATTCTTTCTTAATCGATTCTAGTCTTGCTACAATTTCATCACGACTTAGTTTATCTAATTGGTGAATATGATTCTGTTCTCTACGGTCAATAGTCAAGCCACCTAATGCACTTCTTATTTTCTCTGCATTAATGCTTGCTGAAAACTGACCTTCTTCTTCCGCTCTCAACGAAAGCTCTGATAATCTTTTTAACTGACCTAATAAAGTAACTCCGTACTTTCTTTCTTTTTCATCTCGCTTTTCTTTAACCAGTTCAGTAACTAATGGAAAGTCTCTACCATTTAGTAACTTGGAAGCATGAAACTTTGCAGAGTCTTCTGCATATCCCGCTTTAACAGCACATTGTTTAGCAGAATAAATACCATCAACATAAAATTTTACAAACTCACGTTGTCTTGCTGTAAGTTTTGCTTTCTTTTCTTTTTCTTCAGTCATTTGCCTTTTACCGCATTCTTTAAAGACTTCATCACATCTCCAATCTGAGGTTCTTTTGAACCAGGATTATATACACACGAATATTGGCGTGGGCATCCGATATGGACATCTGTGAATTCAATTTCATATGTCTTATTCTTTGTACCACCCGCTGCAACATATATGCAAGCCATTTTTCCCATGTAAACTTTCTGTGATTTTAGCCTACAGGTCACCATCTGTTTTTCAATTATATCACCACGCCATATTTTCTGTGCTCTCGTATAATCTTTTGCATGTGCTTTGTTAAAAAAAACAGAAGCAACCAGTAATGCAAAACCACCAACAATTCCTGCAACAAGAAGCCATGTGATAGCTTCACCAATCTGTCTTCTCATCTGTTGTTGTTTGTAAACTGTCTCTTGACGTTGCTTTCTTATCTGACCTTCCATTGCCAATAGCTCATCATAAGCACCAGGGCCATGAGTCATGTTTAGAAATGTCTTGAGTTCGTACCTTTGTTCCTCAAGTTTCTTCTTTGCAGCGTATGCAGCCATTGCCGCCTCTTCAATAGAACCTGCTTTAAAAAGCTTCCCAAAAAGAGGTGGGTTCTTAGCTTGCTTTTCAGCATTGTCAACATCTGATACTGCTCCCATCCATCTACCAATGTCCCCTGACATTTGTTCAATGTCACGACCAACGGCAAAACCTTGTTTAATTGCAGAAAAAGCTTTTGATGCCACGCCAACGGCTAATGAAATAGTTACTGGATCCATAAGCAGAGTATATCACAACTTATTTACCTTTGTTACCCCTCATGGCCGCAGCTGTATTGATACGATACAGATTTACATCGTTACGATCATCAGCAATATTCTCTTGTAAAGCTTGTCTTTGTTGAGCAAGTTCGTAAGCCTGTTGTAGTTTAGCCTGATCTATCTCAAAATTCATCTGATCGTTCTGTGCTTTTCTTTGTAACTCAGACGTATCATTCTCAAGCTCTTTCTTTCTAATCTCGACTAACGGATCTTCCTGTTGAGGTGGTTGTAATGAAGGCATAACTTCATTCAATATCTCACCAACCTGTTGAGCGATTGCTGCTTCAACTGCGGCAGGATCCATCTGCGGAACTTGTTGACCTTGCATCTGTGCCGCCTGCATGGATTTTTGAAAGAACGTAGTTACCTGATCTCTTGCCATCATACCCACATGTTCTTGTACATGAGCTTGCAACATTATATATCCTTGCGGATTCGCTTGTGCAGCAGGCGTAGCCAAGAAAGCAACGTGTGCACGAACATGTGCTTCGTGGTCTTGCTCTTGAAATACCTGTAAAGGCATGTTTTTCATAGCATTTCCGTTCTCGGTTGCCGGGTCAACTGGCTGTGGTTGAGGTTTTGGTGGTAAAATAGCCTCAATATTCTTAATATCCAACGCATCATACATACGTCTATACGCTTCTTCCACATTATGTATCTGTGGTGCCGCTTGAGCTAGTTGTAATTGTGTCTGAGCCAGTGATAATCGCTGTGCCATAGAGAAAATGTTCGGATCTGACACCGGAAGTATGTCCACACGACCATCAAAGTCGGCTTGCATAGTTTCTGGAGGTACATTTCCAACAAAATACGGGTATGGAACTGGATTTTCACTAAAAATCTCCGCTAACATGCGAAATTCTTGCTTTTGAGCGTAATGTAGACGCTTATGTATGCTTGAAATGATCTTTGAACCTTGTTCAATCAACGCAACAGTCGTTCCAACAGGTGCTTGCGAGTTCATATCAGCAACTTTTGCGTCTGCAACCTGTGCAAATCGTCTACCAGAGTCAACAACTACACCTAAAAGCTGTGCTAGTGTGTTAGATGGCTCTTTATAGGGAAGTGGGATAATGGAGTTTTTGAGATCTCCACCCGGTACATCGATATCTCTAAATTCACCAGGATTAAGAGGCTCATCATCGTTACGAATGCGAACACCACGAGCTTTAAAACCAGCTGGTAGATTTGATAACGTACCAGCATCAATCAACTGCCTTAATATAGAAGTCGCTGCACGAGATAAACCACCGATTGTGTGTAGTAACCCGAAACCATAAAACCCAAATCCCGGTAAAAATTTGAAATGAGTAAAATATTGTCTTTTACGCTTTAGTGGGTCTTGTTCTCTAAAGTTTCTAGAAATTGATAACACTTTTCCAGAACTTTGATCAAGGGTAACAATATAAGGCAACATAACGCCCGAAGGATTCCCCTCCATATCCGTGTCTTCAAAACCTTCCAAATCCAAGTCAATGTGGCATTCCAATAAGGTATAAGAGTCGTCAGAATAGTTAGGACGTAATCCCAACAACTCATCAGCACGTTCTTGGATTGCTCCATCATCGTCACCCTCATCTGCTTCAGATAATTCAACATCTCTATAAACTCCCGCTACTTGTAGTTTGCGAATATCATTGTATGTCATTCTAACTACATGTGTCACCCTCTCCGCTGTTCTTAAATCACTAGCCGAATACGGAACAACCATATCTTCTGCTGGTACAAACTTGGAAACGGCTCTCTGTTTGGTTTCGTCAAAGTAAACTTTTTTAAATGTAGATCCAGTTAATGGCAAGTAAAATAACATCTGATCTGTGTCTGGGTCATACTCCTCCATGATCTCAGTAATCTGATAATTCATGAAATCTTCTACACGCTGTGCCTGTGCCTCAGTCTCTTGAGTCGGTGTTCCCAGTACCTGCGTCTTTACAGGACCACCACTTGGTAACATCTCTTTATAACTTTGTGCTTGAAACTGCGTAACAGCTTCACTTAATAATGGATGTGTTACACCACTCGCACCTAAGAAGGGTTCACTTCGATCCTCGTAATTAATTCCAAGTAACCCTAATCCCTTCGCAATAGCCTCTTCCCAATCTTCCCTAGACTCAACGTCCTCTCGGAACTTGGCTCGTAAATCTGATGATAAATCTCCCAAAACTGAATCGTCAAGAACCTCTGCCAGATTGGCTCCATGGTCATATGGCTCTGCTTCAACTTCTACTACCTCATCACTCGCTAATTCAATTCCTTCTGGTAACTCGTCAGTGGTCGATGGTAATTCGATATTTAAACTATCTTCCTCTGGCATTAACCTGCCACCCCCGCCCATTGACTGTTCGACCATTCCTGCTATTTGTCTAGGTTCCGCCATTATGTTATCCTCGTTTTTTTACTTTTCTTAGGAAGCATCCGATCCGAAAATCGATTAGTAACACTTTTACCCTTGCCTTTTTTTATGGGTTTTTTCTTAGCCATTAATAAGTACCTTTAAATGTCCCACCACGAGCTTTCATTACTCCGCCCATGTTCATTGATTTAGGAATTTGTTTAGCTGCACCTTTTTTCTTCAATTCTTTAATTAATTTTTGTCTTTTTCCTAAAGGTGATGAAACATTTGAAAGTAAGTCACTTTGAGTAACTCTCTTTATTCTATTATCCAACATATTACCAACATCTCTGGTAGCCTTCGATGTTAATTCAAACTTTTTTAAATTTTTTCTTGATTTTTCGTTAACAGTTGGAAACGCACTTGATCTCATAGTTTCTCTTTTAGACATAAGATTGGCTGCTTTATCAACTAATTCTTTTTTAGAAGGCGGACCTGATTTAGTTAATTTTTCTTTAGCTTTAGCTTTACGTTTTAATTCTGCAACTTCTTTTTGTTTTTTCCTAGTCTCGACTCTACCCATTTTATTCTCCTTTAATAAGTTCCCTTAAACATTCCACCACGGTTTTTCATTACCCCGCCCATTGCTTTTTTTACTGAGGGCATATTTCTCTCAGGTAAAAGACCCGCTTGTTTTCTCATTCCTGTATAACCAGTATTTAACTTTTTTTTAAAATTTTTTGTTTGTTTATTTAAAGTTTTAAGAGCATCTTTCTCACTCTGACCTCTTTTCTTTTGTTGTTTAAGAAATGCATCTACTTTTTTTTCGCTTTTTCCCTTTTCTAATGCGTATCCCTCTTTATATTCTTTTGGTAATAATCCTTGTTTTTTTAAATCGGTAAGCATTAAATTACCCATGTTTACAGCAGATTTAACTTCTTTTTTAGCTTTTTCTTTACCAGACATTTTATACTCCTAATAATACTCTCTTGCTCTACGAGGAAACCAATCTTCCGGAATCTCCTCACCTTGTAAACTAATAAACCCGCCTTGTCTAAATCTCATTAATGCCATAGTCATACTATCACAATAGTCATCATGATCGCCATTCGGAAATGAAGCAACCTCTTCTATAACCTCGTCAGCAAACTTTTCATCAGGATACCACACTTTTCCAGATTCGAAAATAGGCGACACAATATGCATCCTTGTCGTTTTATCTAAGTTACCCCCTCGCCTTCTTCCTGGACTAAATGTCGTAACAGGTAAATTAATTAATCTTAATTCATCAGCCAAAGGTTGTCCACTCGCTTTTGCCTCAATCAACATCATGTCCGGTTCCCAGTATTCATTCTGCTCAACAGCAATCTCCTTTAACTCCGGAAAATTCCAACGACCCTTAACAGCGTCAAGTAATATAATATGCTGCTCACCATTCTCCTTCGGCTCAAATATACCCCAAGTCGTTATCGCACTATAGTCAGCCGTCTCCTTCTTACTGTAAGCCGTATCATAACTCTGAATTATATAGTCCAATCGTGGCGTGTCCTCTCGTTCCCATAAATTCCACCACTCACGCTTGACCATGGCAACTTCGTCAGAAGTCGGATCTTGTTGCCACTGAGCATTCCACTTGCCGGGGGACAATGAAGCCTTGACCTTTAATAACTCTTCCTTCTTCCAGAACTCATGCCACAATGGTTCCCCCGATGGTAGGATGGCAGGAAACTCAACCATTTCCCACTGATCAGCCATAGTGTCTTTCGCTTGAGCTTGTAATAAACGACCCGTCAAATCTTTCTTCGACCATCTGGTTTGCACAATTATTATGGTACCCCCCGGTTGAAGTCTTTGACGAGGACCAGACGTATACCATTCATAGGCAGTATCATACGCACTTGTAGATAACGCATCTTGCTCGGAATGTGGATCATCAATAATTAATAAATCAGCACCACGACCTGTCATTGCAGCACCCACCCCGGCTGCAAAATATTCCCCGCCTGCACTAGTCTCCCAACGACCTGCTGCTTGGCTATCCTGTTTCAAGTCCGTGTTGGGGAAGATCTCAGCATATATGGGATCCGCAATGAGATCTCGGACTTTCCTACCAAACCTTACAGCAAGTTCAGTATTCATGGTAGCCTGTATTATTTTTAATTTAGGATTACGCCCCAAAAACCAAGAAGGCATTAAATAGGATGCAAATTCAGACTTAGAATGTCTGGGGGGCATGTTTACAATAAGTCTTTTCAACTTACCTTGAGCAATAGCTTCCAATTTTTCTGCGATAATTCCGTGATGTCTACCCTCTATAAAACCATCATACACATGTTTTGCGTATGCCATAAACTTCTCACGAGCTATATCACGAGTCTCAAGTTTTTTCTTTTGCTCCTCCAGTAACAAGAGTTCTTTAAGAACCTCGTCTGGAAGGGTTTGTAAATTAACTGACATATCCGAACGATAATACATTTAAATGAATTTATCAATCAAACTTATTACACCTATGCCATACATGTGTACCCCCATATTTAGGGGGTGGGGGGTCTATAATAGTTAAAAGCTGATTGCCAATATCACATAGTAACCCTAGATAGTTAACATGTTAACAAAACGGTCATAGTTAACATGTTAACTAGTTTGTTCCTGTTTCGTTCTTTTATTTATTTGCTTAACATTGTTAAGTATTTTATGTGCTGTAAGTCTTTGATTTTATTATGTTTTATTTGCCGCTTGCAATTAGTTGTGTATTACTTTATTAATATAGATATTAACAACGAAGAGGAAAAAACAATGGAAGATAAAAAACTAATAGATGCTAGAATAAGAATGCTAGATGCTACCGCTAACGAAGGCACTTATGGAATTGATAGTGCTGAAGATTTAGTTAAGACTTGTTTAAATCAACAAGTATTTAAAGTTAATCAAAAAAGAGTGCATGAGATTTTAAAGAGAATAGAAGATCATGCTAAAACTTTACGAAAAGAAATAGAAGATAAAGCAATTGTTAAAGGTAAAGCAAAAAGAGTTGAAACAACACCTTCTTTAACTTTAATAAAAGGTATTCTTCCCGCACTCAAACAAGATCAACCTGATTTGTTCGAGCTCACAACAAGAAAAATTTTCAAGTGGAATAATGCTTAACAACAATCGAGTGCAGGATAATCCTGCACTCATAACAATGAAGAGGAAAAAATAATGAGCAAACATTTTACAACAAGTGACGGATTTAAAATTGATGGATTTGATAATGCTAACGATTTTACAAAAGCACTTAGAGAATGGGACAAAAAACAAGAGCATAAAAGAAAAATGGATATATTAAAAAAGAATAATGAAGAGGAAAAAAACAATGAGAAATAAATTAACATATAAAGAAATACAAAATGAGCATAGATTAGGACAACAATTAGCAGGTGTAATTTGTTTTCTAGGTGGATTAGGTTTTACTTGGATAGCTTGGAAAATAGGAATTCCATTAGTAAATGATCTATACGAATTATCAGCAGTTACATTATTCGGAGCAATTGGAATAACAATAACATTTTGCGGATTAGGTGTAATCTTTAAATATAGAAGTAAATAAAACCTTTCCTCCAAGAAAAAACCCAGCTTTCGAGCTGGGTTTTTTTGTGTCTTTTTTTTATAAAACGGTCATGGATCGCAGGACGCAGGGAAAACAATTATTATTTTGGTCGACCAAAACAAATAAAAATTTAGTTAACATGTTAACTACCTACGGTCATTCCCTTCGGTCATGGCTATTGATACGGTCACGCCACCAAAATTTTGTCAAGAAAAAAATACTTAACATGTTAAGCATAAGGCCAGGAACTAGTTAACATGTTAATCGATTGTTGTTGTGTTTTGTTGCAATTCATGAAATTATAAATAATCAATTAATGAAGAGGAAAAAATTATGAATATAAATGAAATTAAAAAATACGTTAAACATACATATAATGTTAATTGTTTACTTGATCGATTTGGAGCAAACACAAAATTAAAAAAATCTTCAAAAGGTATTTACAACGTGGCGGGCTTGTCACTTATGCCAAGTTTAAAATTTTGTCCAATGTCTTTAATTGCTCAATGTTTTGAAGAATGTTTAAAGAGTGCAGGAAGAGGCAAGTTTAACAATGTCGTTAAGGCAAGAAATAACAAAAGTAATTTTTATAATAATGATTATGATTTGTTTATTTACTTGTTAATTCATGAATTAAAATTACATGTTACAAACTGTAAAAAAAATAATGTTAATCCGTCCGCAAGATTAAATGTTTTAAGTGATATACCTTATGAAAAAACAGAATTATTTAATTTATTTGAAGAAATTTATTTTTATGATTATACGAAACGTGCTAATAGATTAGAGACTTGCAACAAGATTAATAATTATAAATTAATGTTTTCTTATTCTGGAGCTTTGGGTTACCAAAAACAAGTTAATCAAGCTTTATTATTTAATAATCCTATTGCGGTAGTATTTAAAAATGAATTTCCGAAATTCTTTTTAAACCGTCCTGTTTTTAATGGTGATTTATCAGACATTGATAATTCAACAAAAGATAATCATATAATAGGATTAAAAGCAAAAGGTAGTTTAGCAAAAAATTCTTTTAATGATTTTGTTGTTGATCTTCCTAAAATGACAGATTTTTTAGGAATTCAACAAACCGCATAAATTAAAAATTGACAACAAACCCAGATCATGATTTTATGATCTGGGTTTTTTATTTACAGGAATTAAAAATCTCACTCAATAAATCCGCAGGTGTTCCTCCCCTTCCTGCGGATTTTTTTTTCAAAAATCTACGGTCATGAATCGCAGGTCGCAGGTCGCAGGACAATTATTTTTTATTAGGGGCAAGTCGCAGGATGTGGTATAATATCTCGTCAAAATTTTTGCCTTGATATAGACATTTTGCGCCCAAACCCTCAGAGGATAACTCCATAGCCTGACAACCCTCAAATAAATATAGGTCAGAGGTCAAGAGGTGCTTTACCAAGAAGAAAGATAACCCTTTTGCACGAGAATGCGACAAATTCCAAGCAATTTGAGATGGTCGGACTAAAACTCGGTTGTTTTTTGTTGTTTTTAACTCAACAAATACAGATAAACCCTCATGACATAAATATGTGTCAGGTGTTCCACTTGATGCAATTGATTCAATACGTTGATAATGAGTTTTTTTAGGTAATTTCAGCTTAAACAATTTAGCTAAATTTTTCTCAGGTGTAGACATAAAACCACTATAGGGATTTTCACAACAGGATTCAATAATTATTCAAAAACTGCTATGTGTCGTTCAGTAATGATTTGAAAGTGTGTAAACGTGTAAAAAGTGTGTAAATTATTTGTTACCTGATAAGGGTTTAAGATATGTTTACACGTTTACACGTTTACACACCTGTTTTCTCAAAAATATTTTTAATTTAATTTCCATTGTGAAAACTCCTTATAAGGGCATTTGGTTAACATGTTAAGTTCCTGGATTTGTTAACATGTTAATCGATTGTTTAGATAAGTTGCAATTAATTGTTTACTTATGCTTTTTTATCATTATTATAATTATAGAAGATAAATTAATTGAAGAGGAAATATCATGAAACATATAAACAGAGATTATTCAGATAATCCATATACTGATCCTAAAAATACTCATCCATCAATTGTTTTAGATGTAGCAATTCCACACACATGGGAATCTGTATCATATAAGAATGATGTTTGTCCTAGTTTTACAGTTAAGAATTTACAGATATTTATTTGTGATGATGAAACAAAAAAACTAGAAGAATTACATTTTAAATATTCAGTAATGTATGAAGATGATTATGGATGTGGTTATGACGATTTATTATTAACAGATGATTGGAGTGAGGTTTTATTATTTGTACAACTTCATGAGTTTGATAAATGGATTGAGCAACCTAATTATGGAAAAAGGGAGAATTCATAATGGTCAATGGTCGAGCAACAATCAACCCACTTCGGTCATCAAATATCACATTACAATATACATGTGAAGATTGTGCAGGATATGGCAATCAGCCAATAAGTGAAGAAGAGGTTGTATCCTGTTCAACTTGCAATGGTGCAGGATGGACAGATTTACCTAACAGTCAAGATTTAACAATAAGAATAGTCAGGGGATAATTATGAACGATTGTAACTTTATAAAATTAGATGATTCTCTTCCACAATTAATAGAAAAAGTTCTTGATTATAAAATTGATTGGGAAAGTGACGAGGACAGAAATCGATACTATGAGTTTAGAAATAGGGTCGAGGGTTTAATGGATAAATATTATGGAGTAAGAAAATGAAACTTAATTTTGAAAACGGCAACTTTGATCTTGAAGTAATTGGAAGTCATGGTCAGGGAACAATTGATGCGACATTCGAGGAATTGAAACATTGTTTCGGATTTCCAAGAGGCAGTCACGATGATTATAAATGTGATGTTGAATGGAATATAAAATTTGCAGATGGTACAATTGCGACCATTTACAATTGGAAGAATGGATTGAATTATTGTGGTGCTGAAAATGGATTGAGGATTTGTCAGATGACATCTTTTAGTGTCGGTGGATTCAGTAAGTGTGCATTGAGATTAGTTGAATCCATTGTTCATGATCATCAATTGGAAAAAGAATTATCAATGCAAGGTGCACATGAGCAATTTCTAGAACACAAAACAAATTTAAGGGTTGATGTTAGTTATATCATTAATCGATTAGAAGGAGTTTTAGATTCTGATTGTATCGGTGCAGAGGCTGAAGATTTACTTGAAGAATTAAAGAAGAATAATACTAATCACAGGGAGAAAAATTATGACCAAAATACCTAAAGATACGTTTGTTCAGTTAACGGATGCAATTGCATCGGCATTAATGGAAACAGAATTAGGAGAAAGTTTAAGTCTTTATGTGAATCTTAGAGATGGAACTTTTACAGAAGACGGCAAATCTCTTTACAAAGTATGGAGTGAAGAGGCTGAATCAATTTTAACAAGCAATGGATTGGAGAAAAATAATGGAAATTAAAGTTGATGATTCTGTTTTTGTCTCAAGAGGAGATGAAAATGTTGGTACATTTAAATACATTGATGATGCTTTATATTTCTTCGACAGTTTTTCTAAAGAATGGGAAGAGTATGATTATAGCTTTAACATTTTAACTAAAAAAGAAATGAAACAATTGAAACAAAAATTAAAGGGAGAAAAATAATGGGTAGATATTACACAGGAGATATAGAAGGCAAGTTTATGTTCGGAGTTCAAAGTTCAGATGATGCTAATTTCTTTGGAGCAGAAGGTCATGCAAGTTATTTAAATTATTATTATAGTAAAGAAGACTTACCTAAAGTTGAAGAGGGTGTCAAAGAATGTGAAGGAGTTTTAGGAGAATACTTAAAACATATTGATCAGTTCTTTATAGAGAATGATAGTTTTAATAGTGAAAGATTAGCTAGGTATTTAAGTAACGTACTTGATAAAAATATTACTGAAGAAAACGTAAGATTTAATTTAGAATGGTATGCAAGATTAGAACTCGGAAGAGAGATCAGAGATTGCATAAAAGAAAAAGATCAATGTAACTTTGAGGCTGAATTATGATGATTCACATTGTAACAATCAGCACAAAGTATGGGGATGATGTAGAATTGTATTCACACAAACCGACCAAAGCTGAATTAGAAAAAAAGCAATTACAAATATATAAAGAATTTGATCTTCATTATGATCATCAAGTGTACGTAGATTATTATGGATCAGTTGATTCTAAAGTTATAGGGAGAATTTAAATGGGCGAGTATGAATGTTGGGATTGCAATGAGAAATTCCATTTAGAAGAACCACCATACGATGGTCGAGAAATATGTGACGAATGTAGATATGAGGGATTTTTAGAGGATGCTAAAAATGAAGAATGATTCATATGAAGATTTATCAGACGGAGAAGTATTAGATTTGATATTTGATAAGTTCGGTATTCAAGATAACGATCATGCGACAGAACAATTAATGATCAAAATAGATAAGTTATTGGAGAATCAAAATGCAGATGATAACTAAAAAAAGATCATATGATTTGCTTGATTTGAGTGACATGGAATTGAATATTATACAGTCAGCTATGTCATGGTATCAAGTAAAGTTAACTGATCAAGTAAACAAAAGAGGTTACATAGAAGAACGATTAAATTTTGTCGAAGAAATGGTAACTAAATTAGATTTTGAGAAGGAAGTATAATGAAAAAGTTTAATGTAATAAGTTGTTTCGATGGACTGAGTGGTGGTCAATTGGCAATGGTCAGGGCAGGATTGTCAACTAACAATTACTATGCTTGTGAGATTGACAAGTATGCCATGCAAGTAACACAAGAAAAATTTCCTGATACAATTCAATTAGGAGATGTAACAAAAGTCACTAGTGAAATGTTTAGGGAAAAATATTTAGAAGAAAACCCTATTGATTTATTAATGGGTGGGAGTCCATGTCAGGGATTCTCATTTGCAGGAAAGAATCTAAACTTTGATGATCCTAGATCAAAATTGTTTTTTGAATTTGTCAGGATTAAAAACGAATTCAAACCTAAATATTTTTTACTTGAGAATGTTAGGATGAAGAAGGAATCTCAAGACATTATCAGTAAGTACATGGGTGTTGAACCTATTGAGATTAACAGTAGTTTAGTATCGGCACAGAATCGCAAGAGATTATATTGGACGAACATACCTTTTGATATGCCTATCGAAGATAAGGGTTTAGTATTAAGAGATATATTAGAACCTGAGTCTGACATTGAACCTAAGTATCTTGCAGGTAACAAACTGATAAAGAATTATAGAGGTGGGAATCAATTGAATCCTGACTATAAATCTCAAGCTAATACAATTCATGATAAATCTAAAAAGAGTCCGTGTGTATGTGCAGGGACTCATGGCTATGCAATTGGATATGTTGAAGGATGTGTTCAAGTTGGAGAGGCTGATTTAAAAGGTCATGATATATTGAAAAGAGTTTACTCGGTAGATGCAAAGTCTCCGACAGTAAATGCCTGCACAGGTGGGAATAGAGAACCCAAAATAATGAGAGCAGGTTCTATTATAAATAGAAAGATTAATCCCTTAACAGGTAAGAGGGATGACTACAATCCAAATATCAAAGCAAAGGCAAGGATAGAAGTCAGGGCAGACGATAAGACAGGTTGTCTTACAACTGTTCAGAAAGACAATATTGTTGTCCATGAAGAGAAGAGATATTGGAGAAAACTTACACCTCTTGAGTGTGAGAGATTACAAACTTTACCTGATAATTACACAGACTCTGTATCGAATACACAGAGATATAAAATGATTGGCAATGGTTGGACTGTGGATGTCATTGCACATATTTTGAAAGGAATAAAATAATGAGAGCAGTATCAGATACAATACATAAGATTAGAACATTTAAATTTTATGCAAAGGATATGGAGTTAAAGGCAATCAAACAATATGAATCAATGAGTGAGGAGACATATTGTTACGAGGCGAATGTTTACATCTTAGGTGTGAAGGTAGGTCGAGTATCTAATCGAGGTCATGGTGGTGGCGATGATTGGGATGGAGATCATGGTAAGGGTTTCAATCATTCATGGGTGGCTGAATTAGATATATGGTGTCATAAGTCTTTACCTAAATATTATGCAAAATGGGATGATTCATGGAATCAAAAAAGTTTTGAAATATGGTGTCATGAACAGGTGGAAAAGCATATTGATGAAAGAGAATTCAATAAGGCTATGAAGAAAACTTTATTCATTGATCCATCTGAGCCTAAACAAATATCTTATTTTAAATCAAAACCGACCAAAGAAAATTTAGAAATTTTAAAGAGAAGAAATCCTGATTATATTTTCTTACATGACATGATTAAAGAACAAGCCTTCAAAAAATTTATGGAGAATACAGGATGATAAATCCATTAGAACAAAAGAGAAGAGGTTACTTAAACTTCTTCAAGGATGGAGTAGCAGATGCATTGCTTGATGGAGTAATAGATGACAACAAGCGATCTTCAGCTTACTATAAACAAGGATATGATTTTGGAATAACAATGTGGACTCAAATAGAGTCCACAGAATTCATCCAAGATAAATATAAAATCCTGGAAAACGTCAATGGAAAGGATACGCAGGACAATGGAAAAGACACATGAGCAAGAAACTCAATTGCACCATGATCCTATAATCAAGGAAGAGATATCATGGAAAGAGGCAGTCAAAAAAGTAGAAACTGTTCTCAATGATGTTTGCAAAGAGTATGAGAAGGATGGTCATCATTACTATGGGGACACTTTAATGAAACATTGGCGAAGGATACTAAAAGGATAAACGGTCATGAGCCAAGCATATGAATTACCAGAAGGTAATATTCAAATATCTTTTAGTGGTGGAAGAACGAGTGCTTTCATGTTGCATAAGATATTAGAGGCTAATGGTAATTTACCTGACAGAGTTAAAGTTGTTTTTACAAATACAGGTAAAGAGATGACGGAGACACTTGACTTCATTCAAGAATGTTCTCATCGATGGGATGTGCCTGTTGTATGGGTAGAGTATGAGGAGATAGAAACCAAAAACTCGTACAAAATAGTAAATCATAATTCTGCTAGTAGAAATGGAGAACCTTTCGAGAAAATAATAAAAAGATATGGACGACTTCCTAATGCATTACAAAGATTCTGCACAGGGATATTGAAGGTGCAAACAGGTGCCAAATATCTACAATCATTTAAATGGAAATATTGGAAGAATGCCACAGGAATAAGATTTGATGAGAAAAGGAGACAGAAGGATGGATTAATAAATAATTGGTATTATGGTTGGTATCCAATGATTGCTGCGGAGCATATAATTAATGACGTTGAATCATTTTGGGCGAAACAATCATTTAAATTAAACTTACCTATTGTTAATGGAAAGACTATGATGGGTAATTGTGACATGTGTTTTTTAAAGTCTGAGGCACAAATAGCTATGATGATGAGACAATTCCCCGAAAAAGCTAAATGGTGGATTGACATGGAAAAACAAACAGGAAAACAATTCAACAGGGACAGAGGTTTAGAAAAAATGTCAAACTATGTTGAAAGGCAACAGGACTGGGTTTTCGATCAGCAGGGTTACTTTTGTCAAGCTGACGATGGAGATTGCACAGGGTAAGGAGAGACTATGTTTAAAGCTATGTTATTTATTTGTACTTTATTTCCAGGAACAGGAGAAAATATGAATTGTTGGGAGTTGCACGATATGGTTGCTCCTAATGGATATGTTACTGAAAAGAGATGTATGATTAGAATTGATGAGATGGCTGACGCAGTAAGGAGCATTGTACCTCCACCTTATAAAATTAAATATAAATGTGAAAAAATTATGGAGAGGACGTAAAATGAAATTAAGCACTAGAAAAATGGTAAAGCAGTTAACTTATAGAGAAAAAAGAGAAAAGTATGGAATCTATAAGTCGCAACTTATGGATTACAATAAAGCCGATTCTTATTACATAGAGGTTTACACAAATGTAAAAAGAGTTATTAAGATAGAAGCAATTGACGAAAAGCAAGCTATTGAAAAAGCCTTGAAAAGAGAAGCAAGAAGGAAAACTAGAAATTGTTATGAGTTTGTTGATTGCGATTACAATGTAGTTGAGGAGAAAGACTATGAGGCTTATAGACAGACTAATCAAGAGATTCGAAGAGGACGCAGTTAATTTTGCATCAGCGGGCATGGAAGAAGAGGCGAAAGACGCAAGAAGATTAGCTAGTAAATATGTCGAAATGAAATATAATGGTCACACACATTCACTAAGATCGGAGATAAATGAAAAATGGAAAAAGAAGTAAATTATGAATGGAAAAAAGAAGAAATTAAAACACATTGTTTGCCGAAATGTCCAAGATGTCAAGGCACATTACAGACTGTTAACATACATGGTCATGAGCAATGTGTTTTGTGCCATAGTATTGTGGATGATTGTTGTCAGGGTGCACAATTAAAATGAAGGATAACATCATACATTTAGATAAATTAAAAATGTCTAGAGATCCTGTTAAAAATGTTTGTGATGCAGCAGCAAAAGAATTTACAGATTTAATTATTATAGGAGAGGACAAACATGGTAAGATACAAATGATAACTACTGTTCCCGAACCTGCCGATTTAATTTGGTTTTTAAAAGTTTGTGAGCATGGAATAATGTCAAAAGGAGTAGAGGAAGATGAGTGAATTGAATGCAACTGCCTGTCTAGAAGAAGTTGTAGCCTATATAAGAGGGGACACTAACCTTACAGAAGCTACGTCAGCTTTGTATAGACTAGGAATGGATAAAAAAAGTGCAGGTAAAGTTCTCAGGGATACTCCTAGAAATAACATCTACAACTTTTCCACTAAATCCCGACTTGGCTCTGATCCAAGCGGAGAGAATGTGGGCGATATCGAAACCGATTGACATCATAAGTTTGATGTGTGGTCTTGATGAAAAAGTTCTAAGAATGTTGGCAACAGGTTTAGAATGGAAAAGAGTTAAGAAAGAATGGTGGGAAATAAGATGGTTTGGACCTTGGTTAACTACCGAGGAAATGAATCAACTACCAGAATCTAACTTTGAGGACTATAACATAGTGCCACCAGAAGAGGATGGAATACCATTCAGAGGAAGTAAATATTTGGTTGATCAATCATCTAGTTCTAGTTTAGATTGGATTAATACAACATATAAGTAAGGGGAAGAACATGAAATTTAATTACAAAACAAAACCATATAAACATCAAGAAGATGCTTTAGTTAAAAGTCATAACAAAAAAAACTATGCATACTTCATGGAAATGGGGTGTGGTAAATCAAAAGTACTACTCGATAACATTGCATGGTTATACATGCAAAAAGAAATAGATACGGCAGTAATTGTTGCAACAAAAGGTGTTTACAGAAATTGGGAAGTATCAGAGATACCAACTCATTTCCCGGATGTAATTGAAAAGGATGTATATATATGGAGTGCGTCTCCTAATAAAGCACAGGAGAAAGAATTACTTCGTGGTGTGCAGGACAGAACAAAGCTTAGAATATTACTAATTAATGTAGAGGGTTTTGCTACACCTAAAGTAAAAAAATATGTACATGCTTTTACACAAAACTCTAAATTTATGGTAGCCGTGGATGAATCAACAACCATAAAAAATCTAAAAGCTAAAAGAACTAAAGCTTTGATTTCATTTGGACAGAAGGCAACATATAAGAGAATACTCACAGGATCTCCTGTTACTAAATCTCCCTTAGATTTGTTTTCTCAATGTTCTTTTATGAGTAATCAATTGTTAGGGTTTGCATCTTATTTTGCCTTTCAAGGTAGATATGCAGTCACTAGAACACAGAAGATGGGAGCACATTCTTTTCAACAGATCATTGGTTACAGGAACCTGGAAGAATTATCAAATAAACTAAATACTTTTTCTTTTAGAGTTACAAAAGATCAAGCATTAGATTTACCACCGAAAATATATACAACTAGACAAGTTAGTTTATCAACGGAACAACTTCAGCATTACACATCATTAAAAAAGAATGCCGTGACAATGATCGATGATGAATTGATATCAGCGACAGAAGTAATGACACAATTGCTTAGACTCCAACAGGTGTTATGTGGCTATCTAAAAACAGATGATGGAAACATAATCGATATAAAGAATAATCGTATGGATGCTTTGTTTGAAACGATTGAAGAGATGGATGGTAAAGTAATTATATGGTCAAGGTTTAGAAGAGACATAATAAATATTACTGCTAAACTTGCCAAGAAGAATGGACAGGGGTCAGTTGTCAGTTTTTTCGGGGACACATCAGATGCGGATAGAAAATCAGCGGTTCAAAACTTTCAATTTGGAGATGCAAGATTCTTCGTAGCCAATCCACAAACCGCAGGTTTTGGTCTGACTTTGACCGCAGCGACAAATGTTATTTATTATGCAAACGATTTTAATTTAGAAACTAGAATACAGTCAGAGGACAGATGTCATAGAATAGGTCAAAAGAAATCTGTGACTTATGTTGATTTACTTTGTAAGGGGACGATTGACGAGTACATAGTTAAATCGTTGAAGGCTAAGATCAACCTTGCGAGTGCCTCATTGAACGAAGAAGTGAGGAAGTGGTTAGATCTGAGTCCGAAAAAGGTTTAAGAGAAAATTGATTGGGATGTAGTTCTACTCTTTTTGTTTCTATATCCACATAAAGCAGTCGCACTCCTAGACCTAATTGTTTTGATGTTAATTTTCTAGAAATAACAGAATTATCTTTTCTTCGACCTACTTTCTTAACGTCAAAGTAAAACCATTGATTACCACTTGATAAAGCAATTACGTCCACAGGACCTTGTTCAACGAAAGGAGCATAAACGTAACAACCTTGAGATAACAACCATTCGGCTGCAATGAGTTCGCATCTCTTACCAAAACTATTTCTTATATCTAACATGCAAATACTTGTTGATAATTATAATAAATTGTTTTAATAATAACTATAGCCAAGATAAACACAAGGAGAAAATAATGGCTCGTGCATGGAAAGAAAAATACAGGACAGTTGCCATACCCATGGAAAACTACGAAATGCTATCTGAATTAGCTGATGAAGAGGGGCGATCTTTGACCAGACAAATTTCCTGGTTAATAAAAAAAGCATTTGAGAAAAAAACTTCTTGACAACAAATTGCAATTATGCAGAATAAGATTGCTAGGTTAGATTGGCTTCCTCTTCTCTAACCTAGTATTTAAAGCCGAAGGGCATAACTTTTACAATAGGAGAAACAAAGATGAGCGAGTTATTTGAAACGATTGTTGCTGATGCGAGTGCGTTTGATGAAGTTAACGCAAAGTCTGGGAGTGAATTATCTTCCCTTATTCGTAGTAGCCAACAACTCTCCACTCAAATAAAAGAAGCTGAACAGCATCTTAAAGACCTTAAAGCAATGCAAAATAAGGTCGATACTGAATCCATCCCAGCAGTCATGCATGAGATGGGTGTAGACTCTGTTACTGTAGATGGTAACAAAGTTGAGCTAAAAGCATTTGTTCACGCAAGTATCCCACAGGATAAACGTGACGAAGTTTTTGGTTGGCTTCGATCAATTGGCGAAGGAGACATTATAAAGAATGATGTCATCTGTAGTTTTAGCATGGGACAAGATAACCTTGCTAAATCTATTATTGCTGATCTCGAAGACAGAGGAGTGAATCCACAGGCAAAAACGCACATCCATCCGATGACGTTGAAGTCTTGGGTTAAAGATCGCATTGAAGCAGGAAAAGATATTGATCTTGAAATGTTCGGTGCATTTGTTGGAACTAAAGCTACTACAAGAAAGGTGTAAGCTAATGAGAAACGAAGTAACAGAAAAGAAAGAAGCAGGTTTACCTGCGAATTTATTGAGTGAGATGGTAGCCGATTCCGGTGTAGGTCTTAGTAACGTAACTGCTGAAGATATGCAGATTCCTTTTCTTAGGATTCTACAAGCATTGTCGCCACAGTTAATTAAGAGTAACTCTGACTACATCAAAGGAGCGGAACAGGGAGATATATTTAATACAGTTACCCATCAAGTATGGAAAGCTGATGAAGGTATTACTGTTGTGCCATGTTATTTCGAACAAAAATTACTTGAGTTCGTTCCTAGATCGCAAGGTGGTGGATTTGTACAGGAGTTGAAAAAGACAGATCCAAACGTCCTTGCGGTGCAGAAAGACAAAGAGACAGGCATGGACATGTTACCTAGTGGCAACGAATTAGTTCGTACAGGTCAGCATTATGTCAAGATCATTAACGAAGAACTTGGCATGTTGGAGCCTGCAATTATTGATATGAAGAAAACTCAAATGAAGAGATCTAAGATTTGGGTTACACAGATGTCAATGCAGACAATTAAGTCGCCTGATGGTTCGTCAAGACCTGCACCTATGTTTTCTAATAAGTGGAAGTTAAAGACGATAGCTGATGGCAATGATAAAGGTTCTTGGTATTCATGGCAGATTGAGAAGGTTGGATTAATTGACACTCTTGATATGTATAATGAATGCAAAGAGTTTCATAACAATGTGTCCACAGGAGCGGTTAAGTCGTCTGCAATTGCTGATGATTTACCACCTGCATCCATGGGGACAGACGAAGTGCCGTTTTAACTAGCTAGTTTAGGGCAGGGTTTTTTGTGGAATTATTCCCTGCCCTAATTCTTTTTAAGAGGAAGAGTTAAGATGGACAACGTAAAAAAATTAATGTCTGCTTTTGAAGGTTTTAGTGATGCCCATGGACAGACTAGAATATCAGCAGAACGAAGAGCAGGTAAACAATCTGCAAATTCATATATAAAACGATCTCCGTTAACAGAGGAACTCGTCAATGGTCATTTGTCAGGTGTCCTTGGTGTAGGATCAATACCAATCAATGAAGATAATCAATGCAAGTTCGGTGCTTTAGACATTGACATATATCCATTAGATCATATTGCTTTAGATAAAAAACTGAGAAAGTTAAAGATACCCTGTGTCGTTTGTCGCAGTAAGTCAGGTGGTGCACACATATTCTTTTTTATGACAGAGTGGATGAGTGCAGGAGAGTTCAGAGACAAAGCATCAGAAATAGCTTCAGTCATAGGTCACGGTGGATGTGAGATATTTCCTAAACAAGAAGAGATATTAGTTGAACGTGGGGATGTAGGTAACTTCATAAACCTACCTTATTTTGACCATGAGATGACAACAAGGTATGCATTTAAAGAAGATGGCGAATCAGCTACACTAGAAGAATTTTTAGAATTAATCGACCAAAGGAAAGTTAAACCTGCTGACTTTAATAAACTACAGGTGGGCAGTAAAAAGACAGAGCCATTTCCAGAAGGTCCACCATGTTTAAATGTGATGGCATTAAATGGTATTGGAGAAGGTGGACGTAACTCTTCTTTATTTAATTATGCAACCATGTTTAAGAAAATGGATCCTGATAATTGGAAAAACTTATTAGAAAAATTTAACATTGAGTATTGTTCTAATCCGTTATCAGCTTCAGAGATTGTCACAATTCAAACACAATTAGAAAAGAAAGAATATTTTTATACTTGTGGTCAAGAGCCTTTGAAATCTCATTGCAATAAATCTTTATGTAAAAGACGTAAGTATGGTATTGGAACAACGACTGATGCCGTTGAGATTACAGGATTATCAGTTGTCAAGTCCGAACCAAGGGTCTTTTTTGCTGACTTAGATGGCAGACGATTAGAGTTAACGAGTTATGATTTACAGTCTCAGGCTAAGTTTCAGATAGCTTGTCTTGAACAGCAAAATTTTATGCCACCAAGAGTCAAAGAAGATGCTTGGCAAATATTAATTAATGGTTTGTTGTCGGAGGCTAATGAAATAGAGGTTCCAGAGGAGTTGACATATAAAGGTCAGTTCTTGGATTTAATGGAATCATTTTGTCATGGTAGGGTTCAAGCTGCATCAGCCGAAGAATTATTATTAGGTAAACCTTGGGTAATGGAAGATAATGTTTATTTCAAGATAGATTCTTTTGTAGAATTTTTAAAACAAAAGAATTTTACACATTATTCCAAGGGACAAATACAAGAAAGAATAAAAGAAATAAATTTAGGAGATAAATGTAGTGATGCAAAATCTTTTAAAACAACTACAGGTGGTTGGAAAACAATTCGAGTTTGGTGGGTTCCTGACATGAAAGAACATGTTGAAATACCTGATGTAGTTATAGAAGAGGAGGTGCCGTTTTGATGGAAGTATTAATAGCTTTTTGTATTATTTTAGTTGAAGAGCCAAGACATAAAGGTGGTAAATCAATTTGTAATTTTTATAAACCCGGTGTTGTGTTTAAAACATATGAAGAATGTATGAAGGATAAAAAATTAATCGAAGATTATGTGGTGGAAGAAGCTTGGAAAATTCATCCTAAGGCAGTCAGAATATATGCGAAAGGAGTGTGTGGAGAATAATGGAAACAGCGATATTTGGACCCCCAGGAACAGGGAAAACAACTAAACTATTACAGATAATTGAGGATGCTATTGCTGATGGTATTCAGCCAGAGAGAATAGCTTTCTTATCTTTTACAAGAAAAGCTGCTCAAGAGGCTATTGACAGAGCCTGTATTAAATTCAACTTAGATTCAAAACACTTCCCGCATTTTAGAACTCTTCATTCTTTAGCCTTCCGTTGGACAGGTATGAAAAAAGAAGACTTAATCAGACCTGCTGACATGAGATTTTTAGCCTTAAAGTTAGGTGTTAAGTTTAACAAAGAAGAAAAAATAAATATAGAAGAAGGCGACTTGTTTACACCCGGTACAAGTGATGGAGATAGATATTTTCATGTTATGCATTTATCTAAATTAAAAGGAACAGAATTATTAAAAGAGTTTGATGAGTTCAATGATACAACTTTACACAGAGATTATGTTACTGTCGTTGAAAAAGCTTATGGAGATTTTAAAAGTAAAAAAGGTAAGATAGATTTTACAGACATGCTTTTAAAGTTTTTGGAGATGGGCACAGGACCAGACCTAGATTTGTTAATTGTCGATGAAGCACAGGATCTGTCTCCCATACAATGGAGAATGATTAAGGAATGTTTGTTACCTAACTCAAAGAAAGCTTATTATGCAGGGGACGATGATCAATGCATATTTAATTGGGCAGGTGCCGATGTAAGAGACTTTTTATACTCTTGTGAAAATAAAATTATTTTAGATAAATCTTACAGAGTTCCTAAGTTAGTTCATAACTTTGCTAGTCGGATAATTTCTAATGTTGGTATCAGACAAAAAAAAGATTGGCAACCTCGTGAAGAAGAAGGTGTTTTAAGGTTTCATTATGATATAATGGATTTAGACTTTACAACCGGAGAGTGGTACGTCCTTGCTCGAACAAACAGAATACTTACAGAAGTTTCAGAAGACCTTAAAAGACAAGGTTTTATATTCTGGCGGGAAGGATCTGGTTGGTCTGTTTCACAAGACATCATCAACAGCATCGAGGTATGGGTAAAATTATGCAAAGACAAATCTGTGAGTGTTCAAGAATTAGTGGCTTTCTCAAAGAAAACGGAAAAAGATATTATTGGTCATGGTGGCAAGAAACAAATAGAACTTTTAGATTCCACACGAAGATACACACTAGACGATTTGTTAGAGAGCGATTTAGGATTAAAGTTGAATCTAAACAAGAGCATGAGTTGGTGGGATGTTTTGAATGTGACGGAGCAACAGCGGATTTACATAACATCGGCTCTGAGGAGAGGAGAATCCATTCTAGTGGGGACTCCGAGGATTCGGATATCGACTATTCACAGATCAAAAGGTGGCGAGGCGGATAACGTAGCCTTATTATTAGAGACACCAAAAATAATTCAAGAAAAAGGGGATCAAGATAGCGAACATAGAGTGTTCTATGTAGGGGCAACTCGTGCTAGAAAACAACTACATGTAATCGAAAGAGGGAAGAAAAGTGGCTACAAAATCTAAAGACAGAGAATATTTTTTAAAAGAAGCTGAAGGATTAATCAATGGTCAGAGGGCGAAGGAGTATGGTCCAGCTAGAAAAAATCATAAGCGAATAGCAGATATTTGGAGTATTCTATTAGAGAAGAAACTAAATGAACCTATAACTCCAGAGGAAGTTGTTGCTTGTATGATAGGTGTTAAAGTTGCTAGACTTGCCGAGGATATCTCAAAGGATGATTCTTGGACAGATATTATAGGGTACGCTGCACTAGGTGGAGAAATAGTTAATGACGAAAATTGATAATCATCAATATCATTTATTGGAACAGGACATTGGAGATATAGCTTGGGGTAAATCAGATTCAGATTGGTCGCCCCCTAATACATTTCCTGATCTTACAAAAGCTACACGAATTGCTGTTGACTTAGAAACAAAAGATCCGAATTTAATTAAGCTTGGACCTGGTTGGTGTAGAAATGATGGACATATAATTGGTGTTGCAGTTGCTGCAGGAGAGTTTCATGGATACTATCCTATTCGTCATGCAGCAGGAAACATGGATAAACGTATTGTTTTCAATTGGTTAAAGAAACAAATGGCTACACCTAATATACCAAAAGTATTTCATAATGCTATGTATGATCTTGGTTGGTTAAGAGCAGAAGGTATAGAAGTACAAGGTAAAATAATAGATACCATGATTGCTGCTCCTTTAGTTGATGAGAATAGAAGATTTTATAACTTAAATTCTTTAGCTAAAGATTATTTAAATGAATCTAAAAGCGAAAAAATATTGAGAGCTGCCGCAGAAGAATTTGGAATAGATCCAAAATCTGAAATGTACAAACTTCCTTCACGATATGTTGGTGCTTATGCAGAACAAGATGCAGCTGTGACATTACGATTATATGATCATTTAAGCATTAAATTAGAAAAAGAAGAATGTACATCTATTTTTGAATTAGAGTCTAATCTGCTTCCTGTTATTTTTGAAATGAAAACAAGAGGGGTAAGAGTTGATGTTGACAAAGCCGAACAAGTTAAGAAGTTAATGGCTAAAGAAGAAAAGAATTTACTTCAAGAGATATTCAAAGATACCGGGACTATGATTGAACCTTGGGTCGCCACATCTATAGCAAAGACCTTCGACTTTCTTGGGTTGGAGTATTCTCGCACAGAAAAGTCTGGGTCGCCCATGTTCACAAAACAATTTTTGACGAATCATCCTCATCCCATTGCGAATAAAATTGCGAAGATAAGAGAACTTAACAAAGCTAATACAACCTTTGTTGAAACTATTCTTAATCATGCTCATAACGGTAGAATACATTGTGACTTTCATCCTTTGAGAACTGACGATGGTGGTACTGTAACAGGTAGATTTAGTTCTAGCAATCCGAATTTGCAGCAAATTCCTGCAAGAGATCCGGATATTAAAAAAGCAATCAGAGGATTATTTATTCCAGAAGAGGGAACCAAATGGGGGTCATTTGACTATGCTTCGCAAGAACCTAGATGGTTGGCTCATTACTGTGCTAATTCAACAGGGGATTTACGACATCCGTTAATTGACGATGTTGTAGAGATGTATAAAGAAGGTAAAGCAGACTTCCATCAAATGGTAGCCGACATGGCAAATATAAACAGGAAAGAAGCTAAGACAGTTAATCTTGGAATTATGTATGGTATGGGTAAAAAGAAACTTGCGGATACCTTATCTATTACTGAAGACGAGGCGGTAGCCTTATTAGAAAAATACAATGAGAAAGTTCCTTTTGTTAGAGATTTAGCTAACAGGGTTTCTACTCACGCATCAAACAAAGGTGCGATAAGAACTCAGCTTGGAAGAAAATGTAGATTTGATATGTGGGAGCCTAGGGGATTTGGTTATAAAAAAGCATTGCCGATGAAAGAGGCTATAAAGCAATATCAGAATGTAAAGAGAGCATTTACATACAAAGCTTTGAATAGATTGATTCAAGGATCTAGTGCCGACCAAACTAAAAAGGCAATGGTCGATTGTCATGCGGCAGGTCTTACACCTACATTAACAGTCCACGATGAATTATGTTTCAACATTGAAAATCAGGAACAGGCAGACAAGATCGTTGATATCATGTCCAACTGTGTTCCTGATCTAAACGTACCTTTTGAAGTTGATGCAGAACTTGGCAACAATTGGGGCGAGGTCGGTTAGTAAGTAGACTTTGCGTACAAATCATGTAGTTCTGACATAGGATCATCTACAGGTTTTTCTTTTTCAAAAATTTCATATGCATGAGATCTAATATTTGATCTATGTATTCCTATGTCCTTTAGTGTGGCATCATCCAAACTATGTAAAGCTGTAATTGTTCTTCCTATCTTAAATTTATAAAACCAATTTGATAACATTCGTATTTCCTTTTTTATGTTTGTGCTTAACTCTGCATTTTTTATTTATACATTCATTCTTAATAATAAAAAACTAGGCAAACATGAAAGACATTGTTGCCAAAACAGAGTCAATTAACGCTAGGCTA